TCCTGAGTATCAACCAATTGCAAATCCAGATGGTTTACCAATGCTTTACAAATCAGAACAAAAAGCTTTAACTGATTGGTTAGCAAAGCAAGGTATAAGATTAACTAACTCTAAATCTAGAATGAGCATTAGAGATAGAATGGCATATGCTAATGGGCAATCAAAAGGAAATGGAATTGGAATTGATACTCAAGTTAATGATAAAACGAAAGCGAGGTTACTAACATAGTACCAGTAAAATAGCCCATGCATACTTTGCATGGGCTATCCTACATTATCCTATGCATAAACTGCATAGCTGCCAGAGAAGAGCATGTGGGCGGGACCCACCCGAAGGGTGCAAAGTCCCAGAAATCTAATTGATAGAGGTACCAGACCGTTTTGGATTTTTGACTTTTTTATTTTTGTCGATCTGCATTTTTGCAAAAGGGATCCTAGCGTATACCCCTATAGTGCTTGATTTACACAATTTATCCTATAAAATACTTTTTGGTTCCATATGAAGCTAACCCTAGAGCAAATAAATAAAATACCTGATGTTGAGGTAAGAGAAAGATTAAAACAAGATATTATAGCAGGTTATGAAAATCAAAAAGCTGTAGCTGCAAGACAAGATTTTTTAACCTTTGTTAAAAGAATGTGGCCACAATTTATTGAGGGTAAACACCATAAAGAAGTATCAGAAAAATTTAATAAAATAGCTAGTGGAGAATTGACCAGATTAATCATTAATATGCCACCAAGACATACAAAGTCTGAGTTTGCATCTTATTTTCTACCTGCGTGGATGATAGGTAACTATCCTGAACTTAAAATTATTCAAGCAACCCACACTGCAGAGTTAGCCGTAAACTTTGGTCGTAAAACAAAAAATTTAATTGATAGTGAGTCTTATCAAAAACTTTTTACAACTAGACTACAAGAAGATTCTAAAGCAGCAGGAAGATGGAACACCTCAAAAGGCGGTGAGTATTTTGCAGTCGGTGTCCAAGGTGCGGTGACCGGGAGAGGTGCAGACTTATTAATAATTGACGATCCACATTCAGAGCAAGATGTAAACTCACCCAACGCATTTGAAAAAACTTACGAGTGGTATACTTCAGGTCCACGTCAACGTTTACAGCCTGGAGGTAGAATTATTCTGGTCATGACTAGATGGAGTAAAAAAGATTTAACACAAATGTTGCTCAACGCACAAAGAGAAGAAAAAGCAGATCAATGGGAGGTAATAGAGTTCCCTGCGATTATGCCAAGTGGTCAACCGATGTGGCCACAATATTGGAAGCTCGAGGACCTTGAAGCTGTGAAAGCATCTGCAGGAGTAAATAAATGGAATGCACAATACATGCAAAACCCAACCTCGGACGAAGGAGCAATAATCAAAAGAGAGTGGTGGGTAGACTGGCCACACGAAGAGATGCCAATGATACAACATGTAATACAAAGTTATGATACCGCCTTTTTAAAAAAACAAACTGCGGATTATTCTGCTATTACAACGTGGGGTGTGTTTAGAGAAACGGAAGATAGTCCACAAAGTTTAATATTGTTAGATTCGTTAAAAGGTAGATACGAGTTTCCAGAACTAAAAAGATTAGCTTACGATCAATATTTATATTGGAAACCAGAAACAATTTTAGTTGAAGCAAAAGCAGCAGGTCTACCTTTGATAGCAGAACTTCGTAGACAAGGTCTACCTGTAGCAGACTATAGTCCTAATCGTGGACAAGATAAACATGCAAGAGTTAATTCAGTTGCTCCTATGTTTGAGTCTGGAAGAATATATGCACCCAAAGAAAGAGAGTTTGCACAAGAGGTTATTGAAGAATGTGCTGAGTTTCCATATGGAGATCACGATGATTTGGTGGATAGTACGACTCAAGCAATCATGAGATTTAGAGACGGAGGCTTGATTATGCATCCAGAAGATTATAAAGAAGAACCATTAATCAAACCTAAATACAAATATTATTGGTAATGACATTCGTATTCAAGCATCCTAGCAAATATAAGAAAATTAAAAAACTAACAACCACTGTGCCCCCTGAAAGTGGACCCACACCTCAAGGGTTGAATATTAGCTATAATACTGTTAAAGATGTAAGATTGGAGAAAAAGCATGGCAATAGACAAAAGTCTGCCAAACAAAAGGGTTGAACTACCTGGGGCAGAAGAAAAAATTATCGAAGACGCAAAGATTCAAGAGCAGCTTCCTGATCAAGGTGATACTGAAATCACAGAACTTGATGATGGAGGTGTTGAAATTAATTTTGAACCGGGAGCCTTTAATCAAGAACAAAGTGAAAGTCATTTCGACAACTTGGCAGAGTTACTACCAGAGGAAACATTAAATCCTCTTGGTTCAGAATTAGTACAAAATTATCAAGAGTACAAAGCATCAAGAAAAGATTGGGAAGATGGTTACTCAAAAGGTTTAGACCTATTAGGATTTAAATACGAAAACATGGCACAACCTTTTCAAGGTGCAAGTGGTGCCACCCACCCTGTGCTTGCAGAAGCAGTTACACAGTTTCAAGCGTTAGCATACAAAGAATTGTTACCTGCAGATGGCCCTGTAAGAACTAGAATTATCGGAGTAGAGACTCCACAAAAAAATGACCAAGCAGGTCGTGTTAAAGAATTCATGAACTATCAGCTCATGGATGTGATGAAAGAGTACGAACCAGAGTTTGACCAAATGCTTTTTTATCTCCCTCTTTCCGGATCTGCCTTTAAGAAAGTTTACTATGACGATCTTTTAGGCAGAACGGTTTCTAAGTTCGTTCCAGCTGATGACTTGATAGTTCCATACAATGCAACATCTTTAGAAGATGCGGAGGCCGTGATCCATCGTCTTAAAGTCTCTGAGAATGATTTAAGAAAACAACAAGTGGCAGGATTTTATCGTGACATAGATTTACCTAGACCATTTAATCAAGAAACAGAATTAGAAAAAAAAGAAAGAATGTTAGAAGGAACTAAAAGAACTTTTAATGAAGACGTATACACACTTCTTGAGTTTCATATTAATTTAGATTTAGAAGGGTTCGAGGACCGTGGACCTGATGGCGATGTTACTGGTATTAAATTACCCTACATCGTAACAATAGAAGAAGGCTCAAGAGAAGTTTTATCTATTAGAAGAAACTATAACATAGGTGATCCTAAAAAAGAAAAGATACCATACTTTGTACATTTTAAATTTTTACCAGGTCTAGGTTTCTATGGCTTTGGTTTAATACACATGATCGGTGGATTATCAAGAACTGCAACCGCAGCTCTTAGATCATTGTTAGATGCAGGTACATTATCAAACTTACCTGCAGGATTTAAAATGCGTGGCATTAGAATTAGAGATGACGCACAGTCTATCCAACCTGGAGAATTTAGAGATGTAGATGCACCGGGCGGTAATATAAAAGATTCTTTCATGACTCTACCGTTCAAAGAACCATCTGCAACTTTGTTACAGCTTATGGGTGTCGTGGTATCAGCAGGTCAACGTTTTGCATCAATTGCTGATCTTCAAATAGGTGAGGGTAATCAACAAGCAGCAGTGGGCACGACAGTAGCCTTGTTGGAACGTGGATCGAGAACAATGTCAGCGATCCACAAAAGAATTTATGCAGCACTTAAAAATGAATTTAAATTGATGTCTAGAGTCTTTAAATTATATCTACCACCAGAATATCCATACGATGTTATTGGTGGACAAAGAGTAATTAAACAACAAGACTTTGATGATAAGATAGACATCATCCCAGTTGCAGACCCTAATATTTTCTCTCAAGCCCAAAGGATATCTATAGCCCAAACGGAGCTGCAACTGGCTACATCTAATCCACAACTACACAATTTATATTCTGCATACAGAAATATGTACGAAGCACTTGGTGTAAAAAACATAGATACAATTTTAAAACCACCACAAAGACCAATGCCGATGGATCCTGCAGTAGAACACATACAAGCTTTAGCAGGCAAACCATTCCAAGCCTTTAAAGGGCAGGATCATCAGGCACACATAACTGCGCATTTAAGTTTTATGGGAACAAACATGGCTAGAAATAATCCTGTGGTGATGGCAAGTTTACAAAAAAATATTTTTGAACACATATCTTTGATGGCGTTAGAGCAAGTTGAGATGGAATTTAAAGATGAGATTTTACAATTACAACAAATGCAACAAAACCAACAAGCGATGCAAGATCCAATGATGCAACAACAAGTCATGGACTTTACGATGAAGATAGAATCTAGAAAAGCAGTATTGATTGCAGAGATGACACAAGAATTTATGAACGAAGAGAAGAAAATTTTAGGTGACTTCGGTAACGATCCTTTAGCTAAACTAAGATCTAGAGAGTTAGACCTTAGAGCACAAGAAAATATGAGAAAAGAACGTGAAGGTGA